CGCGACGCCGCTGGCTACCACGACGAAAAAGGTCCAATCGCTGACCGACAAGATGGACAACCTCATGAGGAAGATACCCAAGGGGACCTTCGCCACTGGCGGAGGCCTCATCGGCGGAGCTCTAGGCGGTCCCATGGGCCGGGCTGTGGGCACTGCCCTTGGCACGGGGATCTCCGCCATAACCGGATATGGCGACTACGAAGTCAGTGCTAATAGCATCCTTCGCAAGGCCATGACCCACGATTTGGAAAGGAGCCCGGTCGACGATCTTCCCCAGTTTGTTAGGAAGGACCACACGGTCAACGTGAAGCACAGAGAGTACTTAGGGGATCTTTTAGTTCCCGCAGTTCCTACTGCGTTCACCAACACGGCCTATGTCATACAACCGAGCAATGCAACGTTGTTCCCATGGCTTGCCCGCATCGCCAAGCAGTACCAGCAGTACCGTATTCGGGGCATGGTGGTTGAATTTAAATCAAACACCACCGACTACGCGGCCGCTGGACCTCTTGGTAGTGTGGGGATCGCCACCAACTACAATGTGGCGGACGCGAAGTTTGACTCTTTGATAGAGTTCCAAAACTCGGAGTTCGCGGTGGTGACGAAGCCGTCGCGGAACATCTTGCATGCCATAGAGTGCAGTCCATCGCTGGGCCGTGGTGAATGGCTGTACGTGCGAGACACCGAGAATGAAGACCCCGCCAAGGTTCAGGACGCCAGGTTTAACGACTTTGGTCTCTTGCAGGTGTGTACGTCTGGGTTGCCCGGCACTGCAGGCAGTGCCCTAGGTCAGCTGTGGGTGAGCTATGACATAGAGTTTGCCAAGCCAATCATGGGCACGCCCGACATTGTGGCGACTCCAGGCGTACTGTGCGTCTCCACACCTGACACAGGCACTTTGGTGAGTGCGCCCACATCAGCAGTGTTGTCACGAACCTGGACCTGCGCGGCGTTCACACCTGCAGTGAACACGGTCTATTCTGTGTTCCTACCTTCCGCTGTCATGAGCTCGACCGGCAACATAGCGGCCACCGCTTTCACAGTGGACGGTGGTGCAGGGACGTCCGTCATCAAGAGGCCAGGCACGTACATCATAGCCTATTCGCTGATTGCGACCAACGGCAATTATGGTGATTTGACATACCGCGATGGTTCTCAACAGGTTGCGATCGGATTCTCAACAACCGGTTCCGCTGCCTACACCCTAGTGTTCAGTAAGGACGCGAAGGTGCCCTGGGGGCTGAGCGATGTGGCAAACTCCACTAACACTACCTCATTGGTGTATGTTGTCAACGTCACTTCTGCTAGCGATACTAGTCTCATCAGCGTGACTCCACCTCAGTGGAGAACGAAGGCCGACGTGACTGTCGCCAGCATAGTGAGGGAGATGACCATCTACTGGGTGTCCCTCAGCCCTGGTCAGTATGTACCTTGAGCATCACGATGCCTGAGCATCCTTAACCGGTTGGACCGGTTCCGTCTAAACACGACGCTTTCTACCCGTTCGACTCGGGCCGATTACTG